TCGGTGTGCGCGATCACCGACTCGACGTCGAGCGCGTTCTCCTGCCAGATCTGCCACGCCTGGTCGTTGGGCTTGCCCGAGACCTGGAAGCCGACGATGCGGAGCCGCTCGACGGCCGCGTCGACGACGATCTGGCACCAGTTGTCCGCGAACGCCCGGAACAGGTTCCCGAACGCCTCCCGGAACTTCGAGGTCGCGAACGACATCGGGTGGCGGCCGTTGTAGTAGTCCTCGTACAGCTGCGCCTCGGTCGCCTGGACGTTCAGCTTCGCGAGCAGCAGGTCGCGCCACATCTCCGGGGTGCGCGTGTCGTCGCGAGGCAGCGGCTCGGGGACGATGATCGTCACAGGAACGCGTACTCCCCTCGGTCGGCTGAGTCGTCGGTGGCGACGGCGTCGCAGCGGGCCTCGTAGGCGAGCACGGCGGCGATCGCGGCGTCGATGTGCTGGTCGGCTGAGCCCTTCTTCAGCCAGTAGCCGCCGCGGGCCTCGCTCAGCCGGGCGTTGAGGACGTGCTCGGCCAGGTGCTCGTCGGCGACGTGCTTGATCTGGCCGTTCAGCAGGTCGGTGCGGAACCGCTCGGTCGCGCCGACCATCCTCGAGCGGTTCGTGTGGTAGCGCATCACCGCCTCGTCGCCGAAGTCGCGCGCCCACGCGTCGATCTCGGTCTGCCACAGCGGCGGGTCGAAGTAGCCGCGGATGACGGCGTAGTCCTCCATCACCTCGGCGAGCGTCGCGTCGACGTCGCCTTGCGGGACTTCCCATTCGCCGGCGCCCGGTGGCTGTTCCCACAGGCCGAGCAGCTGCAGCAGCCCGTCCTCGAGGCGGCAGCCGACGAGGGCGGTCGCGTCGTGGTAGCGGGAGCCGTCGAAGCCGATCGCGATCCGGTCGCCCGGCTTGAACCCGTCGGGCTCGTCGGTGGCCCACCACTCGCCCGGCGTGATCCACTCAGCTTCGGCCGTCTGCCAGAGGCCGCACGCGAACCGCTGCCACTGCCAGGTCATCATCGACGGCGACGCGTGCCGTTGCGCGAGCAGCTTCTGCGTCTGCCAGCTCGCCGGGTTGACCTGCTTGACGACTCGCATGTTGTCGACGTCGTCGTCGGGGTCGAGCGACCACTCGTGCAGCGCGAAGCTGTCGTCGTCGGCGCGGGTGTGCGTGTACTTGCCCTTCCGCTCGCCGGGCAGCTTGCGGGCGGCGGCGCGGATCAGCCCGAGCGGCGACTGCTCGCTGTCGCCGGCGGTCGAGATCGTCACCATCTGCCCGTCGCGGGGGCCGAGCCCGTCGCGGAACACGCCGTAGAGGTCGGGCTTTTTGTGGCGGCCCAGCTCGTCGACGAGGGCGAGCGTCGGGATCAGCCCGTCGGCGTTGTCGACGTCCGCGGCCAGCACCCGGATCCGGCCCGCGTCCGACGTCGACCGGATCTCGCGATAGCCGCGTTTCGGGTTACAGCGCGCCTGCAGGCCCGGGGAGCGGCGCACGAACCCGAGCGCCTGCTCGTACATGATCGACGCCTGGTCTCGGGAGGCGGCGCCGATCACGCAGTCGGCGTCGGCTGTCGTGAGCAGGTGGTAGATCGCGAGGGCGGCCATCAGCGTCGTCTTCCCGTTCTTCTTCTGGAGCAGGATCAGCGTCTCGCGGACGCCGTCGAAGTAGTCGGTCAGCACGGTGCGCTGGTACCGCTCGAGCCGCAGCGGCCGCCCCTGCGACAAGGTGAGCGCCGAGCAGAACCGGACGAACTTCCCGAGTTCAGCTGGCACGGTGCTTGCGCCGCTGCTCGGCAAGCTGATCCACCTCCGCGAACGGGTCGGTGTCGTCGGCGGCCGGCGCGGTCAGGACTTCGTCGGGTCGGCCGGCGGTGCGGTCTCGGCTCCACCGCTCCGGGTGTGCGCGCTCGAGGTACCAGGCGGCGGCGCGCCAGTCCTCACCGGACGCCTTCGCGATCTGCGTCACCGCTCTGACCTCGGCCTCGTCGAGTGCCTGCTCGATCCGGGCGCGTAGCTCGCGGAACGGCGCGTCGGCGGCCTTCGAGGACAGGCCTCGGCGCATCCACACCTGGTAGGCCTGCCGGCTGACGCCGGCGGCGCGGCAGGCGACGTGCACGAAGTTGCCGGCGCGGAGCATCACGACGAGCTGGTCGGCGATCTGCTCGTTCAGGATCGTCGGCCTACCGCGACCGGGCATCGCGCTTCGCCTCCTGGTCGGTGTGCCGCTGCCAGCGGTCGACGATCACGTCGCAGTAGGCCGGGTCGATCTCGACCAGGCGCGCCGGCCGGCGCAGGTTCTCGCACGCGATCAGCGTCGAGCCGGAGCCGCCGAACGGGTCGTAGACGATGTCGCCGCGTCGGCTCGAGTTCGCGACCTGGTGCGCGACGAGGCCGATCGGCTTCATCGTCGGGTGCAGGTCGTTGCGGTGCGGCTTGTCCTCCCTGACGATCGACGTGCGCCGGTCGTTGCGGAGCTGCCGGATCAGCGCGACTAGCTCGCGCCGGCCGAGCTTTGAGACGTCTGTCTCGTCGTCGATGACGGTCGTCTCGGTCGGGCTCGACTGCCAGCGGTGCGCGGCGCCGGGCTTCCAGCCGTACAGGATCGCCTCGTGCTGCCAGTGGTAGTCGTGCCGGCTGAGCGCGAACGTGTTCTTGACCCAGATCAGCGTCTGGTGCAGCTCCCAGCCCGAGTCTGCGACGGCGCGGCGGCAGACGGTGCCGTTGGCGCCGTCGCCGTGCGCGACGTAGATCGCGCCGCCCTTCTTCGCCGCCTGGCAGGCGAGCGTGAGGCTGCCATGCAGCAGCTCGTAGAGCGCTTCGCCGCCGCGGTCGTTCTCGAACGTCATCGCGTCGGCGGTCTTGCCGACGTAGTGGACGCCGTACGGCGGGTCCGTCCACACCATCTCGACCTCGTCGCCGGCGAGCACCCGTTCGACCGGGCCCGGCTGCGTCGAGTCGCCGCAGACGAGCCGGTGGTCGCCGAGCTGCCACACGTCACCCGGCTTCGCGGTCGGCTTCGCCGGCGCCGGCATCGGGTCGGTGTCGCGGCCGGCGTCGCCGGCGACGTCCAGCTCGTCGAGGAGCCGGTCGAGCTCGGCCGGCCGCCAGCCGGTGCCCTCGAGGTCGGGCAGCGACCGCAGCAGCGTCGCCAGCTCGTTGTCGTCGTAGCCGGCCAGGTCGCCGAGCCGGTTGTCGACGAGCACGATCCGTGCTGCTTGCTCGTCGTCGACGTCGACGAACGTCGCCGCGACCTCGTCCCAGCCCAGCTCGACCGCCGCCTGCAGCGTGTGGTTGCCGGCCAGCACCTCGCCGGTGCGCCGGTTCACGACCAGCGGCCGGTACTGGCCGTGCTGCTCGAGCGACTCGGCGATCGCGGCGACGTCGCCGCGGCGCGGGTTGCGCGCGTAGTGCTTCAGCGTGCTCACCGGCACCCGCAGGTGCTCGAGCGTGCTCGGGATGTTCGCCGCCGGCGATTTTGTGGTCGCCATCAGCCGGTTCTCCCGAACTTTTTTTCACGGCGAGGCGATAGCTCCCGCGGCGATGACCTCGAGCCGGGTAGCCCCCCACCCGCGTGTCTGCGCCGCTCGAGGTGGCAGCTCGAGCAGACCGCCTCAAGCAGAGCCAGCGGTGGCAGCGTCGCCCCGCCCAGAGCGAGTGGCCGAAGATGGTGGGCCTCGGTCGCCGGCTGCCCGCACCCGCACGTCGGCTCGACCCGTAGCTTCGCTGCCCGGAGCTGATCCCACTGACCGCTTCGCCGGCGGTAGTGCTGGGCGCAGCGCGACCTGCCCGGCAGTGCCGGGCGTGGGCAGGATGGTGCGCCGCAAACTGAGGCGGCTCGGGTTCGAGCGCGATTCATCAGGTGCCTTCCTTCGAGTCATGCGCAGGGCGTAGTTCGGTCCACTGCGCGTGCCGTGCTCGGCGAGTATCAGGCCGATGCGGTCTCGGGCTGGCCCGGAGATTAGCGCGCCATCACACGGCGCTCAGGGGCGGCGACCTACTTGGCGGGTCTGGTGACGCCGCCAGGCGCGCCCTTGCGGACGCTCTTGACCTTGCCGCCGGTGCGTGCGCGCACCTTCGGCGCCACGGTCAGGTAGCTGCCGCTCGTGCCCTTCTGACTGGCGCGTGAGAGGGCGTTGCGGTGGAGGCCGAGTCGTTGCGTCTCGCTGATGCCGGCCTTCTGCGCCTGCGACTTCGTCGGCACCGGGTAGGCGCGTCTGGAGGGGTAGGCGAACGCCGAGTCGGGCAGCTTGGCGCGTTGCTTCGGCGTCAGCGCCATGAACACCTAGTCGAGGGCCCCGTCGGCGTCGATCTCGCGCTCGTCATCGTCGTCGTCTTCAGGCTCGGGGTCGGCGGTCTCGGGCTCGGTGGTCTCGGGCTCGGTGGTCTCGTCGGGCGCGTCTTCGGTGCTCGGCATCGGCGCCGAGGTTAGCAACTCGCCGGCGGCGGGCTCACACGGCCGCCGTACGCGCCCTGCGGGCGTTCGCGCGGCTGGTTGCTTGCCGATCCGCGAGAAGGGCGCACAGCGCGTTAGAGTGCGCGCCGCACCCTTCGGATCTCACAGTTCAAGGCGTGCAGAGGGCGAGCCTCCGGGCTCGCCCTTGTTGTCGGCTCAGCCCCAGCCGTTGATGTAGGCGAGCACGACCACGAGCGCGATCACCGCGAGGGCGATCTCGCCGAGCGTCGGGATGTACTTCGGGTTCAGTGCGGCTCGACCTGCGGCGCGTCGGCGGTGTCTGCGCCGCCGAAGGTGACGTCGCCTTCGTCGACGAGGTTGCCGTCGGCGTCGGTGATCGTGCAGTGCGAGACGCCCTGGTAGCCGATCGCGACGGTGACGACGAAGCTGCCGTCGTTGAGGCCGGTGTACACGCTCTTGTCGCCGTCGGCGGGGTTCTCGAACACGGCGTCGATCACGCCGTCGCCGGAGGCGTTCTCGTAGCTGATGCCGTAGCAGTCGCGGTCGACGAGCAGCGTTGCTTCCATCGTGATCCTCCGATCGGGTTGGTTCGAGCCGCGGGAGTTTAGAGCACGCGCAAACGAGCAGGGCGCCTGGCGTGGGCGCCCTGCAGAGCCGACTTGTAGAACCGGCGCTTAGTTCGTCGGCCGATCGGCGAGCCGACGAACGCGCTCCTGCTCGAGCAGCCGTCTGATCGCGTGCGAGTAGTTCCGCTCGTCTGGCCGGCGCTCGCGGTCAAGCGCAGCCTTGACCTCGGCGTCGACGCGGATCGGGCGCGTGCCGGGGTTCACGCCTGCGCCTCGATGTTGCCGTCGAGCAGGTCGGCTGCGGCCTCGACCGTCTCGACCTCGGCGGCCGCGACCTTCTCGGACGCGGCGCCCTGGCCGGGCTGGTCTGTGAGCGCCTTCGCGGCCTGCTTGCCCTTGGCGGTCAGCTTGTAGGTGCCGGGGGCGGTGCGGGTGAAGAGGCCGGGCTTGCCGGTCTTGTTGTCGACCGCGAGCAGGGCGCCCATCGTTGCGGCCGGCGTCTTGCCGCCCATCGCGAGGCCGGGCACCTGGAGCGCCTTGTCGGTGATCGCCTTGGTCTTGGCGGGCTTGCCGTTCGCCATCGCGATCAGGAGCGCCTCGCGCATCGTCGTCTTGCCCTTCGGCGACGTCTTCCGCTTCGAGGTCTTCGCCTTCGGCTTCGCCGCCGGCTTCGTCGGGGTGTTCTCGATACCCATGTCGATCCCTTCGTCTCGGGCGCCGCCTCGTGCGGCGCCGTCTCAACACGAATAGCGGAACACCAGGCTGGCAGCCACCTCGCTGCCGGCTCTTAGCCGGACAGACACATCACGTGTCGGGGTGCATCTCGGCGATCGCGTCGGCGACCTTCTGCCGGCCGCCGGCGGCGATCAGCATGTCACCCTCGTCGCGTCGCCTTCGGCTTGTCGATCGTCCACGTGAGATCGGGACGTCGGTCGCGAGCTAGGTCGAGCAGCGCCTCGCGGAACGCGCGCCTCGCGGCCTCGGTCATGGGACGTGCCTTCATGTCGCCTCCCTTCATCGTCGTCGCTTCGGGCTCGAGGCGTACTGCCAGCCGCGCCGCAGCAGCGTCGCTTCGGTCTGGC